ACCAAATATTTGTTTATACTCTGCACTATCAATTAGGTTTCTTACTTTAGCACCAAACCTCGCAGATAGTTCTGCGTTATGTGATACCTGCATTAATTTCATTTTAGGATTTTTACCAATCACCCACGCAGGAAAATACACTGATGCAAATTCAGATTTAGTATGCCGTGGGGGCATATTGACAATTAGTCTTCCTGTTTTCTCAGAAGCAATTTTTGTAAAGTCATGTGCGATATGTTGATGATGGCCCCACTTAGAAGGTTCCTTTGCAGTTCTACAAATAAACTCTGGCCATACTTCTTTTACAAAATACAAGAAGTTATCTTGACATAATTTAATATGTTGTAGCCACACCTTCTCTAACTTCAATCGTAGCTGATCGTTAGTTAAAAATTTAGGTTCTTCCTTCATAATTTTGTTTTCCCAGGGGCCCCCTTTTATATCATAACGTTTAGACCCATACTACATTTATTCGTCCTGCAAAAGTAAAGGTCTAAAAGGATTTATAGGGTCAAATATCGTAAATTATATATTAAATAAAATTTTTTATAAAATGAAAGTTGATTGAGACCCCTACAAAAAAACCAGGCGCATTACTGCGCCTGGCTTAGTGTTGCCGATAGTCATGCAAGCTGAATAAGCCTCATGACAGTGAGCAATTAGTGTTGTGCTCTTATTTTTACTTGAGCGTCAATTATTTGTTTGGCTTGCTCCTGGCGTGATAACTTCTGCGCCTTGATTAACTCTTCAGGCTTATACTTTCGCATGAAGTCTTTATGTGCCAGGCTTGCAAAGTCTTTTAACAGTTGCTTTATATAGGGGCTATACATTATTAACCACCGCCATTGATAAGCCTACCCCAGCAACCGCCAGGATAAAGCCCGCCCATACATCAACGCTGAACAATATTACAACGCCAAAAAAAGCAATTGAAAAACTAACTAAGATTAATAATATATGTAGTGCAATATTCATTAAACAATCTCGAAGTTAGTTTCGATTATAATAGAGCTCGAAGCCTTTAAGCATTCAGTGTAAATATCAGGATATTTATCCTTCAATTTTTTAGTGTCAACCCTTGCACTTTCACGCTCTATCTTTTTACTATTGCCGTTATATTCCCCATGTCTAAAATTACCATGTACTTTAAACGGTTTAAAAATTAACAAATTTTTTTCTTTAAATCTGCTAATTGCCTCATCTTTAACAAGTGCAAGAATTTTTGTGTCTTCTCTTACTTGTTTTTGTCTGCAACTTAAGTCATAAAAAAATAAATTATTAGGCTTTTTTATGAGCTCTTGCGCTTGTTTTATTTGAGCTGTTTTACTCATGTTTCTCCTTTTTTAGTTTTCTTGTCTTATGACAATTGCATCTTTTTTATATGGGATCTAATAAGAGGTCAAGAAAAGAATATATTTTTATTCAACTCTAGGTTGTGCGACATATATATCACAGTGACATATATGTCACAGTAAGCTTTAAAATATCAATAACAACACAAATAACAATATTAATATTATAGGCAAAAAAGGAATTGCAATTAATGCTTTTATAAAGAATGCGAAAAAATGCACCATTTTAAACCCTCACAAATTTATTATTGATATCATGCCTGGCCTTGCCTTTGGCTATTAACCCCACAATAACCCCGGGCGGATCTCTATAGCGTAGGTCGTGTTTATCTCCGTTTATTACTTTTTTATTCAGCCATTTTTTAGGAAGTTTACTTTTAAAAACAACGGCCACATTGACACCCATATGCATGGCTTTTTTTATGTCCGGATCATTGCGGCCCGAGTCGCTAAATGTTACATGATAGTTATTCAGGCCATGGCTCAAGTGACTCAGTACTTTAGTATAATCATAAAATTGTACATCAGCGTGGAGGTCCATAACTGATTGACCATCGAGTAACTTGAATTTATGCCAGGCCAGGTCACTTGTTCCATTGAGTCTAACGGCAAATTTAAACCCCTGATTTTTTGCCCGCTTTTTTAGCTGCTCAATTTCCCGGCTCAGCTGCCATAAAAAACCCGATCGGTTATGCCAAAAATAATTAGTTTTTTTTATTCGGGCCCTCTGCACCGATCCCATTTGGCCACGTCCGGAAGTATTTAAACACGGCTCAACACATCCACCAGGACCGGGCACCGCTTTGGGGCAAACATTTTTACCGCTCATGGTATACGGTGCCAGGTGTAAGATGGCCGTTTTATATCCGTACTTCTCACCCTTAGCCATTTTGGTTTGATTATAATAATTTAATAACATTTTTTTTCTCCTTTTTTAGTTAAGCCCTCTCATTAGCATGGGATGCGATGAGCTGTCAAATAAATAATTAATTATTTTTTATGCTGCACCCGGTCCAGGATCTAGATCTAGAATTATTAATGTAAAAACACTCGGTCTAGAATTTCGTTAAGCACTTCAAGAAATGGTTTTTTTTAATGTAAAAAAAGCACAACGAAAAAATCGTTAAGCACTTCAAGAAATGGTTTTTTTTAATGTAAAAAAAGCACAACGAAAAAATCGTTAAGCACTTCAAGAAATGGTTTTTTTAAAAGTATATTAAAAGAAAAATAAAACTCGGTAAGGGCTTCAAGATTTACGCACACAGGAACAGTAGCCAAGAGTCGTGGTTCAAATTTCAGAAATTTTTTTAAAGATGTCCGACAGTTTAGGTTCAGTACAAACTAGAACCAATGCTCTCGGTTCACGAACCACGAATAACTGGAAAGAAGCTAGAGTTTTAACTTCAGATTGCGAGAGGGCTTCTCGCAAGATAAAAGATTGTCCCTGATTTTGAAAATGTTTTAAATGCCAATTAATTTGATACTTGGAAAGTCCTACATTGTTGCCTGAATTAGATTTTAATTCAATCCACTTACTTTTACCATTTATCAACCAATAAATGTCAGGAATTCCATTAATTGTATTACTTTCAATGCGAAAAATTTGACCTTTAAGATTTAATTTTTTTATGCGTTGCCACAACAAACTCTCATTTTTTCTCACTCAAAACACATATCAACAAAATAAAAAAAGGGCAACAAAACTCTCGCTTTGTCGCCCTCACATATCTATTCGGTGGAATTCACACCAAACAAATTTTATTTGGATTTTAATTGTTTAAATCCCAAACTTTTAAAATTATTCCACTCAATACCAACATGACCAAGCATACCATTTAGTTGTCCTGTTAAATCGCTTTGAGTATCAGCTTCCATAATTGCGTCTTCACAAGCGTCTTTTAAACCTTCCAACTGTTTTAACTTCTTGCCCTCATTGGTTTTATTTGCTTCTCGTTCAGCAATTTTTTCACTCCAACTCCTAACTTGCTCTCTACATTTAGAGGAAGTTAATTTATGGGGTTTTTCATGTTGCTTAAATTCATACTCCAATGAATTCCTTAAAGCAACAGATTGCCTACTTGTTTTATTGAAAAAACTTCTTGCTTTTCTAACACAGTTTTCCCAAGTCATTTCAGCTTGTTCTAAATCGGTTATTATAATATCAGCTCCAATTTTTTTAGCTAATCCTGTATAACCTTTTTCTGCCATTTCAGAAACAAGCGACCTTAACATTAATTTTTCATCTTCAATTAATGGTTCAAGTTTTTTTCTTACCTTGCTCTTTAAATGGTCTTGTGTTCTTACTTGTACTCCATTTGCCATTGTTTGCTCCTTTTTTACCATAGTTAATTTATAGTGGTAGAGGTTTAACTTTATAACTTATAGTCCCTACCACCAACTTGTTTTTATTTATATGCGTGGGAGCTTATACCCAACTTTGCCAATATAATAAAAAACAAATAAAAATTCATTGTGAGCTCGGTATCTCAAAATTAATTGTTTCAATCTCACTGCTAGGGTGTCGGCTACTATGCCAGTCAATCGGACAAGTATCCAACCATTTTTCCCACTCCCTATATTTTTGATTACGAACAATCTCTTTTTCTTTTTCTTCTTTTTCAAAAGTTTTAATTTGTTGCCTCAAACATCTAATAAAATGA